GTTCGTAACTGTGTAAACATGTTTGGTAACTATAACGTAGGTATGGTTTGTACAAATCACACATACGCAAGTCAAGATATGTTTGATCCAGATGACAAAATTTCAGGCGGGCAAGGATTTGTTTACGCAAGTTCTATTGTTGTTGCTATGAAAAAGCTCAAGTTAAAAGAAGACGAAGACGGTAATAAAGTTTCAGAAGTCAACGGTATTCGTGCCGCTTGTAAGATTATGAAAACTCGTTATGCAAAGCCTTTTGAAACATTACAAGTTAAGATTCCATACGAAACAGGTATGAATCCTTACAGTGGTCTAGTTGACTTGTGCGAAAAAGCCGGCTTGTTAAAACAAGAAGGCAATAGACTCAAGTGGGTTGATCCAGAGACAGGTGAAGAGTTCAAATTCTACCGAAAAGAATGGAAAGATGATAAATTAGATATGTTAATGAGTAAATTTCATATTAAAACCTTAACAGAAACCATTCCTGAGGAGAAAGAAGACGATGTTGAATGAAACACAAATTGGTGATATCTGGGTACTATTTGCTGACTACATTGATAAGAAACAATTAGAAACTGTAGCAGAACGTTACGTGGATTTGCTAGCAGACTTTGGAACTACTGACAGAATTTTACAGGGTTCCATGGGTGTTGACAGTACTTTAGATTCAGCTATTGAATATTATCTTGACGAAGAAGATGACGATGCTGATGATGTTGACGAATTGGAGTTTTAATGGGTTGGTATTCTGATGTTGCAAAAGATATTTCTAACATTCCCGATGCCGCGGAATATTTTGAAGCTGAATTACTAGAAGCTAAAAAAGAATGTCGTGTCGTTGGTAATGTTGAGAAGGCCGCGGCCGCAATGCCCGGAGTAGTTGAACATAGGTTTGGTCAATTACAAGAAATTGAAGCTATATTAGAATATCTTAACATTGAATTGCGTCGTTTAAAAAGTAGCCATTTTCGTAAGTACTTAGAAAACTATCAACGTGCTCTTAGTAGTCGAGATTGTGAAAAATTTTGTGAAGGAGAAGCAGATGTTGTTGACTTTGAAAAAATTATCAACGAATTTGCCCTCCTACGCAACAAGTGGTTAGGTATTACCAAGGCACTTGACCAAAAACAATGGATGCTAACTAATATTGTTAAACTTCGTGTAGCAGGTATGGAAGACGCAACCTTATAATCAATTTCGCCAAAAATAACCCCATAGGTCTTAAATATTTTAAGGCCTATTTTTTTCTAAAAGGTTGCTTTAATGAATATGTTAGCGTATACTTACTAATATGAAAACTGTTGATAAACTATTAATTTCTATCACAACTGAGCATAAAGATTATGTCAAGGCATCACTGCCTAAAAAAGAATTTGACATACTAATCAATCTTTCGATATCAATTAATAATCATTTTTTCATAACCGAAAACCAAGGTCGTCTTTTAATCAAAATTCTTCGAGAAAATCAGAAAAAAATACTAGACCTTGCGGTTGAAATAAACGAAGTGATATCAACACCTACTTGGTCAAAACCATTTCGACAAGTGGAACAGGTGAGAAAATTTTATGTAGGAACCGATGAAAACAAAGATTCTCGATTATGCATAGATATGACATTTTCTCAAGAAATTCGGAAAGTGTTGGCAGAACTTGAAAAATCTCTAGACCACTTGACTATGACAATAAATGGAAAAAAGTGGACTGCTGACTATACTGAAAAAAATATAGTGAAGTTAGTAGAAGCGTTGACCCCGTTAAATTTTGAAATTGACGAAATACTAAAAAACCACTATTTTACCATAAAATCTTGGTCAGAAAATGAGGTCAAAAATCAGTTTGTAATTACCAACATTGAGCATAAGAACTTTATAAAACACATAGTTGATGATTTAGGTACTGAAACACCGATAGATCAAAACATCATTAATGATAGAAGCATACGGTATCAATATTTCACAGAAAATCCAACAAATTTCGGTGAAAATTTACCTGAAATTATCGCCAACAGAAACAAGTCGAGAGTTTGGGTCGATAAAAATCAGCATGACGTGTCTGAAGTTATTAACAGTTTATGCCAACTAAAACGATTGCCTATGCTGATAGTATTTGACTCTATAGTCAATAACAAATATTTTGAAAATTTGCAAATTTTGTCAGACGCCCTGGAAAAAAATGGAATTTTTGAAAAAATTGGAGTTTACTTTAGATTGCCTAATGATGACACTGGTAAGAAATTTAATCAATTTATTGCCACAAAAGAATACAATTATCAACTAGTCGGTGACACAAATGTAGCTGTTGTTATGAGTGGAAAATTACCAAAATTTTTCCTGAAAACCGACTGGAAGCCTATGAGTGTTATTGCTTTTGATACCCGTATGGGTTTACGTCACGGTAAAACGGCTGTATACTCTAACTGTTGCGATTGTATAGTTGAGTGGTCAGATGAACCACCTTTGATCGAACAAAGGATAATAAAAGCATGGCGGTAAGATTAGTAATAAAAGACGAAGTTAACATAAAAATTGAAAACTTGCCTTTAGAAGCTCGCAAGAAATTAGTTGCGAATTTTAAATATGAGGATCCGACTGCACGGCATCGTCCTGCATACAAACTTGGACGTTGGGACGGAAAAGTATCTATGTTTGGTCTAGGTGGCAATGGATATTTAAGCCAATTGGAAAAGGTACTTGAGATACTGTATAACATGCACATCGATGTAGAAGAAGTAGATGATTTACGCACAACTCCAAAAATTGAATTTACTCCTGTAACTGAAACCTACTGGGCAGATCAAGGTAAAGTGTGGCCAAAAGGCCATCAACAAGAAGGTCAACCTATCATGTTACGGGATTATCAAGTACAGGCAATCAACACATTTTTAACCAATACACAGGCGTTACAAGAAATTGCTACAGGTGCAGGTAAAACAATTACAACTGCAACATTAAGCCAACTTGCTGAAAAATACGGTCGCACAATCACTATTGTACCAAACAAAAGTCTAGTAGAACAGACAGAGGAAGATTTTATAGCAGTTGGTTTAGATGTCGGCGTTTATTACGGAGATCGCAAGGATCTTAATAAAACACATACTATTTGCACTTGGCAAAGTCTAAACATATTTGACAAAAAAAGTAAAAATCACGAATATGATATTATCAGTTTAGCTGAATTTTTAGATGGCGTTAAATGTGTAATTGTTGACGAAGTTCATATGGCCAAAGCTGAAGTTCTTAAGAATTTACTCACACAAAATTTGTGTAATGCACCTATACGTTGGGGGTTAACTGGTACCGTACCAAAAGGCGATTTTGAAGCACAACCTATTTTTGCCAGCCTTGGGCCAGTGGTTGGTGGAATCAAAGCACACGAATTGCAAGAAAAAGGTGTGCTGTCGGATTGTCATGTTAATGTAGTTCAAATGATCGATCTACCTGAATTTAAAGCATATCAAGAAGAACTAAAATATCTTGTCACTGACGATGACAGGATGATCTATATCTCAAAATTAATTAAAAAAATCTCACTATCAGGCAACACATTGGTTCTAGTTAATAGAATCGACTCAGGCAAATTTATAATAAACGAAATACCAGATGCTGTGTTTGTATCAGGTGAAGTAAAAACTAAGGACCGTAAAGAAGAATATGATGAGATTAAAACTAGCGATAATAAAATTATTGTCGCAACCTATGGCGTCGCGGCTGTCGGTATTAATATTCCTCGCATCTTTAACTTGGTATTGCTTGAGCCTGGCAAGTCGTTTGTACGTGTTATTCAATCAATAGGACGTGGCATTCGTAAAGCAGACGACAAAGATTTTGTACAAATCTGGGACATTACCAGTACCTGTAAGTTTGCAAAACGGCATCTCACAGAAAGGAAGAAATTTTACAAGGAAGCCAAATATCCATTTACTTTAGAAAAAGTGGATTGGCAAAAATAAGAAATTATGCAGATATTAACATTAGACAACGAAACATTTTCATTAAATAATTTACCCGAAGAAGTAGACGAAAATACTAGATTTGCGGTATTAGATAACAGTGATCCTAAGGAACCAGATTTCATGTTTATGCCGTTGATCTTTTTAGAAAGCTTCAATGCTCCAGCAATGGTCCTAAGGATTGGCAATGATGAAGTTACTATGCCAATTGATTGGTCAATCGCTGTAGGTGATAGCTCTAGCGGATGTGATATAGAAATATTACCTCTAACTAGCCTAAACGATAGAGGATTTGAAGCATTATGTTTTAATCCACTGAGCAGTTTCAGAGTAGAGTTTAAGAAGATAGAAATTGTAAATTTTTATAATGACGTTAAATGGTACTTCCCAAAGATGAAAAACGGGCAGTTACTAGCTACTCCGACTCGAGGAGGTGCAAAACCAGATTGTGTTTATTTTGTTAAAGAAATATCAAGACAAAACGAAATTATTTTATTGGATAAATTACTATGACCTTAAAAGTAGCCTATTTTCAACCTATATTATTAGCTATAGACAACGTACCACCTGTAGAATTTAGTAAAATTTACAGTCTTGCAGAGTCGTTGCACAGCCGACCTGAATTAAATGATGAAGGAAATCCATCTATCAGTATTCGGGGCGGACAACAGATACAAGTGTACCCTAATCAACTAGGCATAGATGTTAATTGGTTAGTTAGTTGGCTAGAGTCAATTTGCCAAGGTTACATGGAACTAGTATCACAACAAAGCGGCACTGAAGAACTAAAATATTGCAAGCCTGTTGTAACCAGCATCTGGACCATACGGCAACACGATGGCGACTATCAAGAAATGCACAGTCATCCAGGTGGAAATCTAAGTGGTAATATTTACATTTCAGCACCAGAACTAAATGACAACAGTAAACCAAGTGATAGCCAAATTTTGTTTAGATTGCCGCAGACTAAAGACATTACTAAATTTATAATGAATGACACTTGGAAATATAATCCAACCCCCGGAACAATTATAGTCTTTCCAAGTCACTTACCTCACACAGTTTATCCTTGGCAAGGGGTAGGGCACAGAACAGTCATGGCATTTGATGCCAAGTTAGTCGCGAAGGACTAGCAATGGGATCACTTAAACCCGGTGCTACTTATATCTACGAACGAGATGGTAAAACCACCTATGCTAGAGAATTTGGTGCTGACCCTAGTACTAGACAAGTAATAGGCTGGGACTATGATCCCGAGGAATCAAAAAGATTTGATTCTCGTACTAAGGATGGAAGACCATTGATCGATCAGATGCGAGAGGACCAGATGTGGGGTGAAATTCGGAGAGAAGCCAAAACCAATGTGACTTTACAACGTGCCCTTGATCGTGCTATAATGATATACAAACTAAGTAAGGATAAACTCCGTGAGTGAAAAAGTTGAACTAAAGGAAAAATTAGCGGCAATCGATCAAAACGTCCGAGAACTATGGGATGCTATGGATGCCGAACAACAAAAAGCTCTTAAGAATGAATTCTTTATTCTCAACAGATATGTAAGTAACGTACAAGGTCAGAACAGAGAAATCCAGGAACATTTTGTATTAACTGTTAATGAATATTTTAATAAACATTGGAATAGTCTACAAAAACATCCTAAGCTCATGTGGCAATTATTGTGTATGTGTAGTTGGAACGGTGAGAAAGTTTTCTTTCATCAATGGCTTGGCAATAAGAAACGTACAGGTAGTAACAGCAAGAAGATGAAGTTATTAGAAGAATTTTATCCTCAGAAAAAGACTGACGAACTTGAATTATTGGCATCAATAAGCACAGATAAAGAAATAAAAGATCTTGCAAGAGATCACGGCATGGATGAAGCAACTATCGCGAAAAAATTTAAATGATGTCTCTAGTTACACAACCTTTTATCTGCGGGCATTGCAACAAAGGATTCATGCAAGAGAAAACTTTGATAGTGCATGTCTGCGAGCAAAAACGTAGGGCATTGGCAAAGTCAGAAAAACATGTAATTTTAGGATTTGATACTTTTCAGAAATTTTATAAGCTAGCACAACCTAACGGCAAAGATAAAACATACGACGAATTCTGTAGAAGTAGTTATTACAATGCGTTTGTTAAATTTGGTAGCTTTGTTAGTAATGTTAATCCGCTGTATCCTGACAAATTTATAGACTATGTTGTTAGATCTGGTGTTAAACTCGATCATTGGTGTCGTGACGAAGTGTATGAACAGTATGTGTTTGACCTAATAAGAAAAGAATCAGTTGAAACTGCACTTCAAAGATCAATTAATACTATGATGGCTTGGGCCGATGATCACAAGGCACAATGGAATCATTATTTTTTATACGTAAGCCTAAGCCGTGCATGCTACGATATCAAGGATGGTAAGATTAGCCCCTGGATATTATTAAATTCAGCTAACGGTAAAGAGATGTTGAAAAAATTCAGTGACGAGCAGTTAGGCCACGTGCAAAAGATTATTGATCCACCATTCTGGGTTGGTAAATTTAAAAAAATGCCAGAAGACGTACAATTAGTTAAAGATGTTGTTAAAGAAAGCAATATATAATGCCTGATATCGATTTGGACTTTGCAGACAGAACAAAAGTTTTAGATGTACTAAAACATATTGATGCACGACTTGATACAGATAAAAAACATAACACTGGTATCTATGTACAAAGCATACCTTATAACCCCGTAACTGGGCTAAGTACTATTAATTACAAAACTGCTGAAGAAAGAGGCTATTTTAAAATAGATTTCTTAAATGTTAGTGTATATGAAGGTGTAAAAAATAAAGCACACCTTGCTCAATTATTGGAGACAGAGCCCATATGGGACCTACTTTTAGAAGACGACTTCGTGAACAAACTCTTTCACGTCAACGGGCATGGTTCTATCTTGAGACAGGTCAAACCTACCTCGATAGAACAATTGGCCGCAGTTTTAGCTATGATACGCCCGGCGAAACGTTATCTGATTGGGAAAGATTGGACTACGATACTGACGGAGATTTGGACGAAACCAGAGAATGATGAGTACTACTTTAAGAAGGCACATGCTATTGCCTATGCACATGTAATTGTTGTGCAGATGAACTTAATTTGTGAAGGGTTACTTAACTCTACGGACTAATTGAACACTTTTACGTTTAACACGTTTTAAGGTAAGATTCATTAAGTTAACAACTGGGCCAAGCAGTATACGAGTGTCCTTGCTATTGAATGTTTTAATAGCATATTGAAAAGGCTGTATTTGATTCCTACAAAATATATTGATAGGAAACTGTCGATTTGATTCCCACCACCATGCTTCACCTATTTCAAGAAATTCAGCTTTTTCTTCAGGGGTTCGAATAGCGTTCAGATCGTAAAAACTAGTTACGAACTGATCTTGATTGATGATGATCCCAACATATTCATCTTCGCCGTAGTTTATTACACTTATAAAGGGTAAATTTTGTTCTATATTGTCTCTTAGTTTTGCCATAAATACTATTAAAGGATCCCTGCATAATGCAAAAAGTTCAAAGTTATTTATATTCTAATAGAGTCATACTATTAGCCGATATGGCAGGATTCAACGTGGAGAACACAATCGTGTATGCAAAGACAGTAAAAATTTATAAAGGTGTTGACAATATCATTGAGTTTGATATTCAGAACGCTGATCAAAAACGTCTCGATCTAGTTACCAGTGCCCCAATTACTGGTATTGAGATGAATGTGATGGATGCTAGTGGCAATGCACTTCCTAACAGCCCGTATACTGTTACTCCTATTGGAACTAGCTTAAAAGGTGTAGCTTCTGCTACTATACCAAGTACCGACCTAGTTGGGTTAAATGATCAATATTTAAAATATAGTGTGACTGGCACAAATACTAATGGCAATACTATTCCTTTATATAACGACAGTAGATTCAGTGCTATTGGCACTATAGAAATCGCTGGCAGTGCAATGGGTATTACTCGTCCAAGTGTTACATACAGTGAGTTTGCAGGCGACATTAATTTTATGGGCAATGTTACTGATCATACCAGTGCTATTCCTTGTAAATTCTATGAAGCAGTGCCGACTACCAATTTAAATTTTTCGATAGATTTAAATAAGTTTATTGGAACAATATATGTTGAAGCCACTGAAGATATGACTGTTAGCGTGTCATCATTTAATGACGCCCAAAAAATACAAACCTTTACAACCACAGTAGCTACCACAGCAACTCATACATTTTCTAATGTGCCTGTGATAAATCCGGTTACTGGAAACAGTTATAACTATATGAGAGTCAGCTGGACTTATCCAGATGTTTGGCAATATGGTAGCCAACAAAACCCATATCCTACATTTGGAATGGTTAATACTGTCACCGTTACCTATTGATTTTAACCAAATAATCTGTTATACTTAGGCATGAGCCTTATAGCGGATACACTACTACAATACCTACCCGGAAAGCGTAAACACACTCCAAGCGGTTGGATTGGGTTCAATGCTGTCTGTTGTGATGATAAAAGACAGCGTGGCGGATTTATTGTCAACGGCGGCGATGCTGTAAGTTATCATTGTTTCAATTGCGGATTCAAATGTAGTTGGCAACCTGGCAGACACATCAGCCAAAAGATGAATAAATTCATGCGGGATTTAAATATTCCAGATGATATTATTAGTCAGTTACGATTGGAAGCGTTACGATTAGACGACAACAACACTACTGAAATTCGCAGTATTATTCCAAAATTTGATTCTCGAGCATTACCGATGGATTCAAAAAGTTTTGCAGAGTGGCAGACTTTTCTTAAACTTACAGATGATGATTATGAGGTTCCACTTGCATTTTATAATGTAGTAGAATACCTAGCAAAGCGAAAAATAGACCCGCTGGCATATCCATTTTATCACAGTAACAAAGTTGGGTTTAACAATAGGATTATTATTCCATTTTTGTATAAAGGTGATATTGTAGGATGGACGGCTCGTGCAGTTAATGATGCTAAACCTAAATATTTGTCGGAACAACAACCTGGTTATGTGTTTAATTTAGATAATCAACAAGATGATCGTGAATTCGTAATTGTTTGTGAAGGCCCTTTTGATGCGCTAAGTATTGATGCTTGTGCATTGCTAGGCGCTGAAATTAAAGATAGTCAAAATTGGTTATTAAAGCAACTAGGAAAGGAAATT